TTCGTCCTGTAGCTTCTTGATTTCGTATACTCCTCGCCACTCCTCGACAGCAGAGAAGACAGAAGTATCTGATGGTCTCTTCTTTTGCTTACGGCGGTAGGCATCTCTGGCTTGAATCTCAGACTTACCAAGGTCTTGAATGTCCTTAGTAACAGCCTCTAGTTCCTTACCTACGGCTAAAGCTTCCCTAATGCCAGAGACAGCAGCCTTGGCAGCTTGTGTTACTGGTTCACTCATAGTTTATTCAGTAGGCCGATAAGCATCCCAGTTAATGGGACCAGTTTGTTCTGGGGCAGAAACAGCAGATGGAGCAGGCGCTGGTGTATTGAAGAAATTGTCTACTGCTGTAATGTACTCAGAATCAATAATACCAGACTTATTAAAACCATCAATTATTTTAGCTGTAGCAGCCCCTCCTAGTTTAGGCTGTTTAGAAGCACTTGCAAGCCCTGCTAGGGCATCCATAGCATCTTTATTGGTAGATGCTCTGGCAATCAGACGGGGAGTTAGAATAAATACACCAGCAGTAGTAGCAAGCTGTGGAATAGCAGACGACAGCCTGTCTTGTACATCTGAAGGAAGAATAAAATAACCAGCTACACCGCCCAGTCCAACACCAGCCACACCAAGTGCTTTGTTCCTAACAAAAGAAGCTTGTGCGCCTCCCTCTTCCAACCCAGTCTCAGCAGCTTGAATAATTTGTTTTAATTGTGGTGCTTCGTTTCTAAACATTTTAAAGAAAGCACTGTTCATGTCTTTATCTTGTTTTAGAGCCTGATTAAACTTAAATACCATTTCAGGAGTAGATAAGTTTTTCTCTAAAAAAGAGTACTTAACATCGTTAATTAACTGAGAGCCTTCTACTCCAGCTTTAGAAACATACTGATCAATAGCACCGACAGCCTTAAATAAGTCTGTAAACTTCTCTGATTCTGTCAAATCAGCTAGGTATGCTCCTACCTTAGAAGGCGCCTGCTGGAGAGCGCTAGTAATTGTCTCGTTATAAAGACTACCAAAACCTTCTTTATACAATCCTTTTACTCTATTATATTCATTTACAGTGTCTTTTGATAAGGTTGTTTTAGTCAGGAAAGGATTAAACTGCTCTCCTGTAACAATTGTAGATGTTTGTCCTTGCTCGAACGGAACAAAAGCAAGGTTTCTTTTTATTAACTTTTCTTTTTGCTGTGGAGTAGAAGCAGCAAACTGAATAGCGTCATCCATAGCCTTTTCAAAATCAGATCCGTATTTAGTAAAGATCTGTTGTTTGGATGTGGTTGCTTTTCCAGGCTGGGCTAAGTCATCAGCAGAGGCAAAAAAGTCACTTCTAAGTTGATGGGCAGTACCAAAGTCAACAAAGTCATTCTGAGCTACAACGCTATCTAAAACATCTATTCTATCCTTAGTAGCTCCTTTAGGATCTTTAATCTTAGACAGATTAGCTAGTTCTTTTTGTGCTTGGGTTTTAATTCCTCTGAGGTCAACATAGACACCATTCTGCTCTGTCAGACTTTGATAGAAAGGACGATAGCGGTCTTTAAATGCTTCTCGACCAGTAGCAATAAGCTCTCTAAAGTTTTCACCAGCAGCCCTAGTAAACGGCTCATCTGAAGCTAAAGCTAGTTTAAAGGACTCTGAAGTATTTAAAGTATCTTTTACTTCCTGCATTCCTGCAGTAATTGCTTTTTCCACGCCTGCTTGTTGCTTACGAAAAGCCTCATCAGCAAAGCCGCCTTTAGCAGAAGCCTCCAGTGCTCTAAAAGTAGGAGAGCCTGTTAATTGTGCACGAGTTAATGTACCTCCACGCTCTGACAGCCACTGCTGTGTGGCTACTCTTGGGTCTACCTGACCAGCAGCATCTCCAAAGGCGTTCTTAGCTACTTTAAAAGCCTTGCCTCCTAATGAGAATACTAAGTTACCACCAACATCCCAAGCAGCGTTTTCAACTACATTGCCTGCTAGTTGTTTAGCAAAGTCTGACGGAACAAACTTATTAGGAAGAACAGCTTGTTCTGCAGCGGTTCCAAATACTGTGCCGATAGTAGAGCCAGCTAAAGACGGGGCAAGAGACTGCGCCAGCGGAGATCCTCTAAGAAGCTGACTACCTGCTTTAGCAATCCTTCCTTCAGGACGCAAGAACGGGTATAGACCGCCAACTATGCCTCCGATAGCTGGAAGAGCTGTCTGGTCTCCTTGCGGTCTAATATCTGGAAAAAGAGACATTGCAGTTCCAACATCAGAAGTAAATCTCTGACCTCTTTGCTCTACTGCTTGAGCAGCCTGAGCAGCCCCCGGACCGGGACCTATCTGCTGCCCACCCGCCCGTTCTAGGTTAGTTACATACTCATCCCAATTAATTTTGCTCATTAGTCTAATCCTAACTCAGCTTGTAATTGTTTAGCTTCTTCGGCTGTATAACCTCTAGGGAAAGGTTGCTTATTTTTATATAGTTCTTGATAAGTACGATACTTTTTAATCTTATTAGTGTTAGTTACTGACAAGATATTATAATCTGTTTCAAACCTTTTTTCTCGTGGAAGTTTAGATAATTGTTCATAAGTTAGCTGATCTGCTAAACGCTCATCACGGAACTTGTCCAATAACTTAATGATTGTTGGAAGTTCTTGTTTTACGTTTGGCTGACTAGCAATCAACTGTTCAAGTTCTTTAACTGCTTGTGAACCGGGAAAGTTCTTAGCAATCTTCTGAACAAATCCGCTTTGGAAAGCTTGTAACAGTTCAGTATCGCTAGCTTTTTCAGACACAGGAACACCAATTGCACTAAAAAGTTTAGATATATTCTTTTTAGCGTCGGCACCCATCCCAGTAAATGCATTTGGAGCCTTAGTTTTAAACTCATCAATAGTATTAATAAGTTGAGCATTGTCTTTATAAAGCGTTCCAAATTTAGCCCAAGCTTCTCCTTTTTCTTTTGCTTCTGTCATTCCAAACATTTTTAACATTGCGTCACCAAGACCAAGTTCAATCTTAGTACCAGCAGCGCCTTGTAAAGGAATCCCACCAACATTAATCCTAGTGTTTGCAGGCCCTAAGACATATTGTTGATCTCCTTCCTGATACACAGCCTGCCCTTTAGAAAGTAGTTGACCATTAGACAGTGTTATAGCTTGATCTGTTAGTCCTACTTTAGTAGGTTTAACTCTTTCAGGAGCCGTATATACTACTTCTCCTGCTTCAGTTATTGCAGAAGCCCCTGGAGAAACTATAGTAAGTTTTTTGTCTTTTGTCAATTGTTTAGCTAATGTAAGAGCACGAAGACCAGCATCAGGAGCAACAGGCATCAAGTCTTTACCTATTTTTTCTAATGTTAAAGGATTACTCTGATCTTGATCAGCATATTTAGACAGAACAGATTGAACAGCAGTAGCCTCTTGTAATCGTGGGTCTACCTGTTGAGGAAATAAACCTTGCACAGCAGCTTGAGACGCTACATCACCAAACCTTAAACCTGCTTGGTATAAAGGAGCAAACACACCAAATTGACCGCCTTGCTGTGCAATTTGCTGATTACGCAGCATATTCTGTTGCTGGGCTTCTTTTTGCTGAGCCATAATAATCTCAGCGGGTGAAGGACCAAATAAAGAAGTAATAGCCATGTTTGTTCCTTAATTAATAAGAGTAGTCTTCCATTGCTGGAAAATAATTTGCACCTAAAGTTGAAGAAGAACCAGAACCAAAACCAGAACTACTAGGACGACTTCCTAACAGCCTGTCTAGTAGTTGTTGCTGTTGCCTCTGTTGTAAGTAGTTCTGCCCAAAGCCAGAAACATTCTGTGCCATCAATGACGGACCAACTAAGGAACCCTGTAACTGAGTCTGTGCAGCACCTAGACCACCTGTTAACAATGATTGACCAACATTAGCACCTGCCGTTGCAGTACGTCCACCAAGTTGAGCACCGATATCAAGAGGCTGTAGTGCGGCTTGTTCAAGCAACTGAGATACTCCAAACTGTTGCTGGAACGGAGCCAATGCCTGAGTCTGTAATCCGTACTGAGTTCCAAACAAACCAGCACCTGTGCCAAACAGGCCAGCACCAAATCCAATACGCTGTTGCGCTGCTCTCTCTGCCCCTGCACCTAACTGCAATTCTTGTGTCCGTCTTGCGCTAGCTAATGCTGCTAACTCAGGCTGTCCAGCAGCTCCTACGTTTAACCCAGCCCGTCCTCTACCGAAAACAGAGGCAGCTAGTCGTTGCTCTTCTTCTTGGCGAGGTGCTCTAAGAAGATCCGTCTGTTCTCTTATGTATTGCTGTTTAGCAGCTTCTGGAGACTGTGCTAGATACTGAGCACCTAATCCAAAGAGGCCCTGACCAGCAGTACCTAAAGGAACACCAGCAGCCTGAGCCTGTTCAGCTTGTCCTAAGCTTGTGCCGTATAGAGCAGATAACCTATCTTGTAGTGCTTGTATCTCTGGAGATGCTTGATATCCAGCACTCTCTAATCTTCCTTCAGGACCAAACCCAAATGTAGAAGTACCAAACCTAGTAGACATTCCTACTGGTCTGAACCGAGCTTCATCTGCGGCTAGTCTAGCTGTGTCTCTTTGTGCTGCTGCAGATTTTTCGGCTGCTTTTTCTGCAGACCGGCCTGCTATAAGTGAGCCACCAATAGCGGCGGCTGCTATTGCAAAAGGCATGGTATTACTCCTTAATTAAAACTTCATCAATGTTGTTAATATCTGTTTCCTCGGTAGCATGAATGCAGTACCAAACACAGTCTTCTAATGCTAAAACACCGTGATGTTTATCGGCTTTGATATTAAAACAATGAGGTGCTTCAATATCAAAAACTTCATCATCTACTACAACTTTTACCTTGCCCTTAGCAAGAATAGATAGGTGGTCATACTTATGCTTATGCTGTACAATCTGTGTGCCTTTAGGAAAGAAGCACTCTTTAGCATATAAATTATCTGAGAAATGATGTGCAATCATGTCTTCATAATGTAGCAAAGAGCATAGTACGGAGGTAGAACAGTTCCTGCAGTACCAGTAAATGTAGCTGAGTGGGTGTGTGTATCTCCGTTGCTTGTTCCTGTTGTTTGACTTCCTGAAGCAGCACTTCCACCTGTGGAATATGTACCATAAGCCTGTGTGCCATCATCTGGAGTGCCCCCACCATAATTACCTACTCCAGAACCACTACCTTGTGGGCTAGATACAGAGTTTGGCCCAAGCATTAAGTGATAGTGTTTTGGCATCTGCGCTTGAGTCAGGGCAGTACCAGTCACGCTAATCGTACCAGACGGTGTTACAGAGGAAGAGCCACCAGTACCGTTGACTGCATAGGTTGAACCAGCACCTATAACAAACTTATCCCGTAGGTCTGGAGTGCTGTTAGAGCCGTTACAGAGCGTCCACCCAGTAGGGATAGAGCCTACCGAACCTGACCAGATCATGATCATGCCTGAAGGGATCAGAGCAGCCGTAGCAGCCGCTATAGCCGTGGTCACAAAGGCCGTGGTAGCTATCTGAGTAGTGCTGGTCCCTGCAGAGGCCGTAGAAGCCGCTGGAGTACCTGTAAAGGTAGGACTGTTTAGGTCTGCCTTGGACGAGATAGCTGAGGCGATAGAATTATATTCGGTATCAATCTCTGTGCCTTTGATAATCTTGGCTGGGTTTCCAGTAGATAGGCCATCCTTGACGGCAAAGTTAGTAGCTTTTACATAGTTACTCATGCTTGTTTTCCTTGTTTAATATAGATGTCAATCCTTTGAATAGAGATAGGGTTACCATTGATCTCAGCCTCTAGTCCAATCTGCATAACAGACCCTGTACCGCCAGCCTGTATCTTAAACTTATCTAGGACAATACCGTCTGAGAACTCAGCAATATTATATTCTCCTATATTATACTCGTAAACTACCGCCGTGTCAAGCTTTTTCGTAAAAGCAAAGTAATTTTCGTTATAATCAAAGCCCCACTTGACAGCTACGTTCTGGTTAGAACCCCCGATGACCACGAATCCAATCTGCTTCATGATCTTCTCAACGGTAGGCTGCTCAAAGTCGAAGTAGTTGGTGTAGTAGCTAAACCGATAATTAGTCCCATTGTCTGTGTGACCATAGTACTTTCCTATGTATCCGGGTTTACCAAGGTATAGCTCTTTGGAGTTAGTCACAATAAAGGATTTAGGTTCTATACTGGTCCATGTGGTAGCCCTAGCAGCCCCATCCTGCAGAGGAGTCCTCATGTCAAAGCAGTAGACTGACTTAGTAATTGGGAGACTAAGAAGATAAAAAGCATCCCTGTCATAGTAGACAGACTTGATGTTAGCCGCTGTCTCAGAGGCTACGCTAGTCATCAACTCATCCCGTACATTCTTGGAGATATCCCGCATAGGCAAGGACTTCTCCTGAATAACCCGTTGAAGGCTTCTAACCCCAGAATCAGACAAGAAGATAATATCCGTACCAGTGCTCTGAACAGAGTCCCTAGCGATACAACCCACATTAGGAATATAGTCTTCTAAGGTTAGCTCAGTTACATCGATTGGGTTAGCATAGACAGCAATGTTATTACGACCAAAGATAATCAGGAATCCGTTGTGCGCTGCAATAGCAACTATCTTATCCGAGTTAGGGAAGACAGCGTTTAAGGACAGAGAGCCAGAGTCTCCACCTTGAAAGTCTGATCCATCTAGTAAGCGAGTAAAGTAGACTGTCTGAGGATCTCCAGCAATGTCTGCCACCCAGATACGTCCATAAGCCGCTAGAGAGCAGTTAGGAGCGAAGTCACCAACAGAATACCCCAAAGGTATTGTCCCTACATCAGCAAGCCTCTGGAAGCCGAATGAGCCTGTGTGAGAGTGTGGGTTAGCAGTGGTTGTTACTGTGCTGGTCAGAGTATTAGATACTGAATAACCAGCTCCACCAGTAGTAATAGTTACAGTAGCGATGCCTGTACCAGATCGTGTAGCCACAGTCACAGTAGCAGCAGTAGTTCCACCAGACAAGGTTAGGATATCTCCTACATTGTATCCTGAGCCAGCAGCAGTGATAGTCAAACCAGTGATAGCACCGCTAGAGACAGTAGAAACTGTAAACGTAGCTCCAGTTCCCGGAGTAGCCATACGATGGTACATCAGCATAGGATGACCAGACTGAACTAAGTATGCATGAGGCTCTGCAGCAGATCCATCGCCGTAAGGCAGAGCAGCTCCCTGCCAGTTGTTACCAGTGATTGTGTAGGTTAGGTCTGCACTGTTAGCTTGGTTTCGTACAGCCTTGGTAGTCATCGTTGTAGTACCAGTAAACAGCTTATTGTTACCCGCACTAAGGAACTGACTAGACCCATTATCTGTTAACTCAAACATAAACTCTACTGGGTTAGCAGCGCCTAAGTCTGTGTTGACTGCTGTGTTTACAGGTGTCCAACCTCTACGAGCACCGATACGACCATACTTATCAACCACGCAGTTGTTAGCCTCTAGCGCAAAGCCAGAAGACAGAGACACTGCAGACTCTTGGATGTTTAGTCCAAAGAATCCCGGTGCTGCGATACTAGCCGTTTGTGAGGGAGATGCCATTAGACAGCGTCCCAAGTAAATTCGTCTGGATAATGATTGCCTTCGTTTGCCACATGATCTGCTAAAGATGTTTGATATAAAGCATAAGCCTCAGAGCTGCTTAACCCACCATCTTCTCCGCGCTCTGCTAATGATCTACTTGAGTATCTCCATTAGAATCTACACCGTTAAAGTTATAGTAGCGAGGAGAACCTAACTCAGGAGTTTGATTTAAAAACTTATTATTCATATCACTGGTAGAAGCGTTATCCATGAACCAATCGCTTGTATCATTTATAACGTCAAAGACCCTGAAGCGAATACCAGCATTAGTCATTACATAGTTAAATAGATTAGCAGTAGTAGAAACGGTTAGAGTTTCAGACAGAGCATTCCAATTGTATGCGTCTTCTACCTGCCTCTTACCGTCATTAACGAACTTGCTAATTAGTTTGGAGTATGCTGTGTCGTTGACTGAAGTAACCTCGTTCTCACGAAGCCTAACCAGTACATCATTGACAAGTTCTAGATAAGTTTTGTTTGCCATTTAGCAATCCCATTTCCTAAGTGCTAATGCTTTCCTTGTTGGTCTGCCCTTCTCATCCTTCATAGGACCAGCTACTCCACTCATACGAGCACAGAATGACTTCCTACGAGCAGCCTTCTTAGGAGACTTTGCAGCCTCTTTAGAAGACACGGGAGGCTTCAGGTTAGCGCCTTCCTTGTTCTTAAAGTATGCCCTGCCTTTAGCGTTTAAGCCACCTTCTGGGTTCTGATATACTTTCTTTACCATTTATTTCTTCTTTGCTGTCTTTGCAGACTGTTTAAATGCCTTAGCAGTAGGAGCACCTTTGGAGCCTACC